GCTTCTATTGTAACAACTAATATTTCAGGATTACAAAACTTTCAAAACATATTAACAGTGAGTGAATAATGGCAGATTTTTTAGGAACAAGAGATAGTAATGTAGCAATATCATTAGATTCAGAAAGCAGAAAAGTTTTAATATTAGATACTATTACACAATTTGATAGCACGGTAGGTAATCTTGATTCTCCAGAGGGAGTATTTGATTTAGGTGGTACTGATTCTACATCTAATCCTACTAATTTTAATTCTAATATACAATCATCAGGTTTTTATACTTTTGCTAATACTATTTCTTTAGATGCAGTTTATGATGTTAATTTAGGAGTTGTAATAGGAATGACAACAGAAGATGAATACGACTTATTTGATTCTGGTAGAGGTGCTAGTTTATTTGAAGATGCAAAAGCCCCATTTGATGGAAGTGCAGAAGTACAAGCTGGTGCAGAAATACAAGTAGGTTTTGATAATACAAGTTTAAATAATATTACTAATTTTCAAAAAATAGCACAACAAAGTACAATTAAAGGTAGATACTTTAAATTTAGAACTAAAATTGTAAGTGATAATAATAAAGCTAGAGCAAAGGTTCATTTATTACAATATAAAGTTAATTTTGAAAGAAGAACTGAATCAGGAGAAGATGTAGTTGCATCAGCTTCAGGTCAAGCTATTACATTTACAAATTCTTTTTATGCAACACCAAGTATAGGAATATCAGCACAAGGTTTAGCGACAGGAGATTATTATCAAATTACAAGTAAGTCTAAAACAGGCTTTACAATTAGGTTTTATAATAGTAGTAATACAGGAATCAGCAAGACATTTGATTATCAAGTTTTCGGATATGGCTTGAAAAGTTAAACGAATTAAACTATAAGGATTATATATGAGCCAAGTAAGTGATGTAGTATTAGCCAATCAGGGATTTGCTTCCTTTAGAACAGAATTAAACAATATTCTGGGTGCAGTTAATTCATCTCATGTAGGAAGTTCAGCACCTAGTTCACTTGTTGCTGGAAGTATTTGGGTAGATTCAGGAACATCAGGATTTTTAAAAATTAAAATTAATGATGGCTCTGACAACATAGAATTATTTAGTATTAACACAACATCAAACGCAATAACGAGTACTGCATCAGTAACAGGAACTATAACAGAAACTGACCCTAATGCTTTACCACTTGCAATAGCTTTAGGATAAGGAGAACACATGGCTAACACTTTCAAAGTAAAAACAAATGGGGCAATGCCAGCTTCTACAGGCACACCTCTGACCCTATACACAGTTCCAAATTCCACAACTTGCGTAATTATTGGCTTAACACTTTGTAATATTCACACAACAACTGTTACAGCAGATGTTCAATTAGTTTCAGATACTTCAGATACAGAAACAAACGAAACAGTTTTATTAATTAAAGATGTATCTATTCCAGCTGGGTCATCATTAGAACTTTTAACAGGTGGTAAAGTTGTTGTTCAAGCAACTGATATTATTAAAATAGATTGTTCAGTTACAGCAAAAATAGATGCAACATTATCAATATTAGAAATCACATAGGAGTTTTAATTGTCTTACATAGGAAAAACACCTACAGCAGTTCCACTAACAAGTTCGGATATTCCTGATTCAACAATTTCACAAGCAGATTTAGTTGATCAAGCAGTTAATGAAGCTAAAATGCAAGTTTCAAATTCCCCTACTAATGGATATTTTTTATCTGCACAATCAGGTAATACAGGGGGAATGACTTGGGCAGAAGCTGGTGGTGGTGGTAAAATTTTACAAGTAAAATCTGTGACATTTAAAGATGCTTTTACAAGTACAGCAGGAAGTGGAACTTTTGCAAATATAACAGGTGCAACTTTAGCAATTACACCAAGTGCAACAACAAGCAAAATTTTATTTCAAGCTATGATAACAACAGGAGCAGAAACTTATGGAGTAGTTTTAAAAATACAAAGAGGTGGTTCAGATATAGCTGGTGCTTTAGGTACAGTCACAGGAAATAGAGTTGCAAGTACAGCTTATTCTTCTGGACATAGTTCAGATGATGCAGAAATGCAATCAACTTATATGAGTTATTTAGATTCTCCATCAAGCACAAGTGCTTTGACATATACAGTTCAAGGTTCAGCAAGGTATCAACCAGCCGCAGTAGCATGGACAGTAAATTATCCTCATACAGATACTAATGCTAGTTATACAGCTCATAGTGTATCTACAATCACTTTAATGGAAGTAGGAGCATAATATGAGTGATATTACTAAAGCAATTTTAAAAATAAATCCAAACGCAGTAGTTAGTGTTAGCAATAATGATATAAATACTATTCAATGGCATAATGGAACAACACCAATATCTAAAGCTGACATAGAAGCTAAAGTAGTGGAAGTACAAGCTGATTATGATTCTAAACAATATCAAAGAGATAGAGCAAAAGAATATCCATCTATTGTAGATCAATTAGATGACATCTATCACAATGGAATAGATGCTTGGAAAAGTACAATTAAAATAACAAAAGATAAATACCCAAAGGATTAAAATAAATGGCATATATAGGAAAATCCCCAGCAGTAGGAAATTTTGTTAAGCTAGATGCTATAAGTACATCTTCAACAAATACTTATAACCTAACTGTAGATTCTGTTGCATTTGTACCAGAATCGGCGAATCATATGCTAGTATCTTTGAATGGTGTAATCCAAGCACCTCTTTCATCTTTTTCTGTATCAGGCTCAACAATAACTTTTATACCAGCTTCAGGAACTTTATCTTCATCAGATAGCATTGACTTCATTATGGTATATGGAAATGTACTTGATATTGGAACTCCATCTGATTCTACTGTTACAAATGCTAAAACAAATTTTGTTTCAACATCATCATCTGCTGGATTACAAATTAAAGGCGATAACACAACTGCTGGAACTTTACAGCTTAACTGTGAACAAAATAGTCATGGAATTAAATTGCGTAGCCCTAGTCATAGTGCTAGTGCTTCATACACTTTAACTTTTCCTACAACAGATGGAAACGCAGATGAATTTTTAAAAACTGATGGCTCTGGTGCTTTATCTTGGGCTAGTGCTGGTGGAACTAATACACCATCTTTTTTTGCAGTAAGAGGTAGTAGTCAATCAATGGCTTCTGGAACAGATGTAAAAATTCAATTAGATACTGAACAAATAGATACTGCTAGTGCATATGATAGTTCGACTAATTTTCGTTTTACAGTTCCAAGTGGTCAAGGTGGAAAATATTATGTAACATTTCAAATAAGAAGAAGTGCTTGGGGTTCAAATATATTAAGATCACAGTTAAGAGTTAATGGCTCAACAAGTAATCAAATAACAGCAGAAGATGAATGTTCAGGTATCAATGATTATGCAAGTGCTGGTGGTAGTGGTATATTATCTTTAAGTGCTGGAGATTATATAGAACTTTATGGTTATCAAAATACAGGAAGTAATCAGAATGTTTATGGAAGTGCAACAGATAGAGCAACATACATGGGTGCATTTAAATTAGTAGAATAAGGAAAATAAATTATGGCATCATTATATACAAAAACAAAACTTTATTTAGAGGATAACTCTAAAACTTGGGATAATACAAAAGTATCTTTACAAGACAATTCAGATGGTAATGGTGCTTTTATATCTTTTTGGGATTATGATATTGCAGAGCCTACTGCTGAACAACTAGCAACTTATGAAACTGCTGGAAACACAGAAGAAAGTAATAATACAGTTATTGCTACAAGAAAAAAATTATATGGAACATGGGAAAACCAACTTGAAGAAATTTATGACAATGGTATTGATAGTTGGAAAGCAAGAATACAACAAATTAAAACAGATAATCCAAAAGGTTAATTATGGCATTAGTAAAATTAAACGCAACACTAGGACTTACAGGAACATTACCAGCAGTTAGTGGGGCGAACTTAACAGGAATAAGTGCTGGGATAAGTGAAGTCGATAGATGGAAACTGTCAGATGGTACTTATAGTAATACTGATGTTTTAACTGCATGGACAAGACACTCAACACTATCAGGAGTTGCTCATGGAACAGGATTATCTCATAGTTCAGGAATTTTTACATTTCCATCAACAGGAGTTTATTCTATTTCATTCGATTGTAATTTATTTTCAGGTAATAGCACAACAAGACCATACGTTGGTATTAATATGAAAGGATCAAATGATGCGTTTTCGTCAAACAATCAAACATTGATGATAAGTTATGGAAACACTAGCACAGCTGGAGACCATGATGATTTTTTTATAAGTGGAATCTATGATGTCACTAACACATCTAATAATAAATTGAAATTTGAAGTTGCGAGTAGTGGCAGTTGTGGTTTTTATAATGGTGCAATCACTATAATGAAATTAATGGATACATAAAATGGAACACTATATTTATTTAGCAAAAGGTCAATTTAAGTTAGATGAAAATCCAACAGAAGAACAAATAAATGCTAAAGCACAAGAACTAAGAGATGCAGATATTCAAAAAGAAACTGACATATCAACAGGCAAACAAAAACTAAAAGATTTAGGTTTATCTGATGCTGAATTAAAAGCAATAATGGGTATTTAACAGGCAATAAAAACAAAATATCCTAAACCATAAGGAGTTTAGATGCAACTTTCAAAACATTTCACATTAGAAGAATTTGAGAAATCTCAAACAGCTACAAGAAAAGGTATTAAAAATAAAGCTGGTAGTGGAGAAATTAAAAACTTAGGCGATCTTTGTTATGAAATACTAGAGCCTGTAAGAGTTAAGTTTGATAAGCCTGTTACAATTACATCTGGTTATAGATCAGAAGAATTATGTGAAGCAATAGGTAGCAAAAAGACATCACAACACACAACAGGAAATGCCACCGATTTTGAAATAGCTGGAGTTTCTAATTTACAAGTAGCCTTATGGATTGAAAACAACTGCGACTTTGATCAACTAATTCTTGAGTATTGGACAGGCGAAGCTAATAGTGGGTGGATTCATGTATCTTATAAAGATGGTTCTAACAGAAAACAAGTGCTGACATTTGATGGGAAATCGTATAAAAATGGATTACCTGAAGCAAAATGGTCAGGTGGAAAGATGAGTAATTAATATGGCTAAAAAAAAGAAAACTAAAAAAGTTCCTAAAGGTTATCATAGAATGCCTAATGGCAAACTAATGAAAGATTCAGCTATGAAAAAAAGAAAGAGAAAATATTAATGGCTATGAAGAAACCTATATATGCTAAAGCTAGACCTAAACGATTAGGTAAGCCTAAATCTTTTAATAAAAAATCTAAAGCATATAAATCAGCTAAAAGAAAAGCAGATAAAAAATTCGGTAAAAAAGTAAGCTTATATAAAAACATCTTTATTTCACAAGAAGTTAAAAAGTATAAGCCTAGAAAGAAAAAGTAATGCCTAAATTAAACGCATTACAAAAAATAGAATCACATGAAAAACTTTGTCGTATAATGCAAAAACTAACTCACGATAAAATTCATTCTATTGAAGAAAGAGTAAAACGATTAGAAAAAATATTATTAATCTCAACAGGCTCATTAATTAGTGCTATGGGTTATGTAATATTTACATTATTATCAAAATAGTTTACAAGCGATACTTGTATGGCTAATAAAAAAATTCTTGTAATAAGTGATATGCATTTGCCTTATCAACATAAGGATTCAATAACATTTTTAAAAGAAATAAAAAAAGAATTTAAACCAGATAAAATTGTTAATATAGGTGATCTACTAGATTTTCATGCAATATCTATGCACGAACATAATCCTGATTTATATTCTGCTGGAATGGAATTAGATAAAGCTAAAGAATACATTAAAGAGTTAGAAGCTATATATCCAGAAGTAATAGAAGTAGATTCAAACCATTCAAGTTTAGTTTATAGACGAGCATTAAAATATGGAATGTCTAAACAATTCTTAAAACCTTATGGAGATTTTTTAGGTACAAGAAAATGGAAGTGGATAGATGATTTAACTCTTACTATGTCTAATGGCCAAAGATGTTTTTTTACACATGGAAGAAGTGCAGATGTTTTAAAAGTAAGTCAAGCTATGGGTATGTCAGCAGTTCAAGGACATTATCATACAAAATTTGTTATAAGCTATTGGGCAAATCCTGATAATCTATTTTTTGGAATGAATGTAGGGTGTTTAATTAATCAAAAATCTATGGCATTTAATTATGCTAAAAATTTTAAAACTAGGTTTATTCTAGGTTGTGGAATTATATTAAATGGAATACCTAGATTACTACCTATGGTGCTTGACAATAAGGGCAATTGGATTAAAAAGATAGTATGACCTCAAATACATTAAAAAAGACCCTTTTAAAGAGCCATAGAGCAACGCACACACACAACTCTGCATTTTCCGATCAGGTATCAGGGAATCACTATAAGAGCCTTAAAATTCAACCTTTAGAGTATTGTATGGCTAATGATCTTAACGCTTGTCAAACTCATGTAATTAAATATGTATCTAGATATGATAAAAAATGGAAAGATAAAAAAGATCAAATTAAAGATTTAAAAAAAGCAAAGCATGTAATTGATATGCAAATAGAATTATTAGAGAAAGAATAATTGAAAAATTAAAAAAAAAGAATATTAAGCATGAATGAACTTTACTCATTTTATTTATTCTGCTCTTGTGTTATATTGGATAACATTATTAATATTAACAAATAACACTTATTTATAATATGTGGCTAACTTTATTAAAAAACCCTCTGACAAAAATGGTAGTTAACAAAGCTGTTGATCATTTTAAACATAAACAAGAAAAAGTTAAAACTATTAGACAAGCAGAAATAGAAGCTTGTAAAGAGGTTGATGTTCAAAGAATTAAATCACAAGATAAAAGTTTTAAAGATGAGATATTATTAATTTGGCTTGTAGGAATGTTAACCACAGGGTTTTTTGAAAGCACAAGAGATAATTTTAGAGCATGGGTAGAGATTATTAACGATTTGCCTGATAGTGTTTGGTATTTATTAATTATTGTATTCACTGCAACATTTTCTACTAAGATGACAGATAAGGTTTTAAATAGAAACAAAAAGAAGTAATATGTCTTAATGATAGACGCAGTAATAATTGAAGCAGAATTTCAAATAGAATCAAAATATAATCCTTATGGCCATTTTGTTGCTTTAAGATTTATAGATGTAGTTCCATCTAAACCTAAACTCTGGCAAACTATTGAAGATATAACTAAACATCAAGATGTAGAATTAATTGATTATAATTATAAAGAAATAAAGATTACTTCTAAAACTAGCTTAAAACATTTTGATGTAACTATAAACTAGGGCAGTTCCAAACCAGATTAAGAAACCACCCCAGCCAAATTATTAACTCTCGCTAATAACTCTATTTACTAACTGATAAACAAAGGAGCAATCCAATTTTCGTTAGTAAAATTCATTTATCCTCTAGTCAGCTTTTCAGTTGCTAGATTATTAATAGATTGTTGCTTTAAGTTTTCACAATAAGAATGAGCCAATTTAGATTGTATTTTATAATACAAATATAATTTATGACTTGCAGAAAGATCAGCTTTTACTTTTCTATATCTTTCATCATTACTTGCTTTAACTTTTGCTAAAGAAACAGATATTTTTTCATTATCCATTCTTTCACTAACAACAAAATCAAAAACTTCTTGAACTTGATTTTTAATATTATTATATTCAATTTCAGTATCGGCAAATAGCCTATCTACTTTATCTAAATAAATTAATATTTGATCAGGGTTAAAAGTTTTCGGTCTTAACTCTATGTATTTCGGTTGATTAGACATTAACCTAATTCTTGTTCATACATATCTGGGTTAAAGTCAGTTGGGTTTTCTTTCGCCCAATCTATCTCCTCTTTAGGACTATTAGGCAACTTATCATCAGTAAGCTGAATACCTTGCTTTGCTTGTTGATAGCTTTGTTGTTGCATAGTAGGTTGAGGTTGAGGAGTATAACTTTGTTTATTAAAATTATTATTTCCACCAAATGGTTTAACCATGAAATAGGTTACTTCTAACTCTAATCCATCTCCAAATTGATTTTGTTCTCCTTGTTGTATCTTACTACCCCACTTTAAAAGATGTCCTGATCGAACATACTCTTGAACTTGTGGTGTATTTAACCATATATTTATATCTTTTAGATCATACATATTTTTAGTTAAAGTACATTTAAATTTAGCC